ATCAATTATCTGCTTCACCACATCGGCGATGTCGGCTGCATGGGATTTTTTCTTGCGACTGTTTTCCATCACGGAACGGCATTCTATTACAATAATACCTACCGTTATAAGTATCATCGCATACGGAGCGACATACCAAGTAAAGAACAACCCCAAACCATCTATCAGCGCACCGAATATTAGTACACGCAGATAGTCCACGACCTTGCTCACTGTGCGTCTCAGGCTCTTACTGCTGATGGGCTCATGATTTGTACGTGCAGCATCTATCCCACTCCACATATCTACAAATGAAGCAATTGTAATAGAGATACAACAGGTAAACATCACCACAATGTAGTTATGTATGCCGGTTATCCCGTATCTGACTAAGGTGTCAATAAGCTCGTGCATCATTTCTCATCCCATTATAAGTCCAACATTTCCATTTCAGCCACGGTCATCGAATTTTCCTTCATCAGCTTCGTCAGAGAGTCTTCCGACAACGCTTCGAACTCGATTTCCACCTCCTTCTCGGATTCTTCCTTGACTGCTACCTCCACCTTCCGGTTGTAACCGGTTACCAACTCATTGGCCGCTCTCTTCTCTGAATCCGTCATCTTGTCCCAGCCTTCCTGTGCCTTGCGGACGGTCTCTTCGAATCCTTCCGGCTTGAACTTGGTCTTCACGTCCTCCAGGAACGCGTTGAAATCCTCCGACACCGGACGCATCGCCTTGCGCATCCGGATTACCTTCATCACTTCCTTGTCTTCCAAGGTTGTCACCTTCACATCGCCCAGCTTGGCGTATGCCTTTACGATTTTATCTACCGTTGTCTTCATTGTTCTGCTGTCATTAATGTTACACTGTTATATCTGTTCTCCAGTTCTCCGATGAGGGCGGTTATCTCGGTAGACACCTCAGCCACATCGGACTGCTTCATGCTGTTGTAGTTCACCTGCTGCTCGGTTCCGTTCGTGTAGATATTCACGTTACCGGCATAGGCCTCGTTCTTGTTCACCGATACATTGAGCGTATCAACCTTCTTCGTTTCCGGATTGACTCTGTAGTCACCCTGGATTCTGTACTCACCGTTAGTGTAACTTACGTTACCGCCGATTGTTTCGTTAGTAATTTCAATCATAATTACCTCCTTTTTAATTCATCTTGATGTTAATATCTATATACCATTTCGTCACGCTTCCGTATGTCGGCCACTTTCCCGGGTCCACATACCCGGTACGGGTAATGTAGCGTGGGATGTTCGTACATTCATTGATACGCCCACCACCCTGCCAGGAGCCGGTATAGCTGCCGTCGACAGCCCTCCATCTCCATTGCGCCTGCGGGAATCCGGTACCGGCCACATAGTCGCTTGTACCGTTGTTCGTAATATCCACGACCATGTTGGACACCCATGCTCCTTCTCCTTCCAACATCCTGATTTTTGCAGCAAAACTGGTGTTGTTTATTGTAACTGCACCTGCATATAGGTAGACGGATTGAGTAACCGTCAACGGCTTCTCTACAAATCCATCTGTAGTGGTAGGTATCGGGCAAAGCACATTACCGTCGTAGTCGCAGAAATATCCCTTCACATATATTTTCGTGTCATTTCGGTCAATCAGATTGTTCCGGTTCAGTGTCATTGTCACACGTCCGGTTGACTTAATGTCGGACACCTTGAAGAATGAACTTCCGACCAGTGTCTTGTCCTGATTGTACACCTCACATTTTATCTGCATGTTCGCAAAGGTGAACCCTCCGCATACAAGTCCCCAGTCGAATTTCGCATCACCCCATGTTGGCTCAATGGTTACATCGAAGGAAACCGATGTCATGTCTGCCGTAGCGCGGAGCTGCGTCCCGTCTACAGACGGTGGAAGGGACTTGTACTTATATCCGCAGAAATCGCTCAACCGATATGGGCTGCCGGAACCACCTTTTGGAGCATTCCATTTTATCACATGGTTCACTTCGTCCAGATACAGGCCGCCTTTAGTGTCAGTATAAGGTACTGACAGAGGGAAATCGTAAATGCCATGGTGCGGCTTGTAGAAACTGAAGATGTTTATGTTCTTCTCCAGGAATGCCGTAGACACCACGTTTGTTACTGAACCTCCTCCTGCATTGAGGGTATCACGTATATCATCCCATTTCAGATTCACTGATGGTAAAGTTTCCAATACTGCCATAATCAATCCTCCTTTGCGTAAACTATCAAATTTCCTGTCACCTGCATTCTTCCAGTAACGGTGACATCCCCCTTGATGGTGATGTCTCCGTCCATCACACCGTTTTGAGGCAGGTAGACTACCTTCTCCACGGTCTTCTCCACAATCTTCTCGGCCGAGATGTCCAACTTGAACACCCTAATCAGCCACAATACAAACTTCTTCATGATTCTCGATATTAAGTTGTCTCTCCAACCTCCTGATTCTCTCCTTCAGCTTCCTGATTATCAGGTCGGTACGTGTCTCGTATGACAGCAGATGACGGGCGGTAAGCACGGAAAACACATAACCGGTTGTGGCATAGTCGAACGACAGGAAATCATCTTTCTGACCTATCACACATTCAGGAAGTATCTTTTCAATGTATTGTGCTATACCTCCTACATGCTGTTTATTGTCGTCTTTCAGACCATTATATCCGTTCCATCTGAATTTAATTACAGGTGCGTTTGCTATACTATTTAAACTTAGTTTCGGTCTTTCTATGATTGTTTTTGCTCTTATGTCTGAACTGTAGAATGTACCTCCTCCCGTAACAAGTAGATTACCCTTATGAGTTAATGTGCCATCAGAAGTACTCCATATCGTGAACCAGTCATTCCCATTACTATTAGAATCAATTCTCGATTTATAAAATCCATAAAATCCTACTTCATCACCTAATCCGCCAAATACTACTGCATGACCATTATAAGTTTTAACTCTATATAATCCGTGAGCAGATGCTTCAGTTTGATTATATGTAGATTGTATTATATTAGTTCTTGTAGCCATAGAAATCCAACTACCAGCGGAATAAGGAACAGTAAGAGCACCATTAATAGTAGCTTCAGTTGTCCTTAAACTTCCACAACTAATACTACCACTTGCAGTTATATTAGTTACTCCTGTTAAACTGCCACTTACATTAGCAGTACCATCAAATGATTGTCCCCAAATAGTTCTAGCTGTTTTAAGTTTTGTCGCAGAAGCTACGTTATCAGTTGTGAATGCTACCGTACCCCAAGAAGACCAACCGTTGTAATTATTATCACGTTTACTTCTATATCTTATATGTCCCAAAGTTGAGCTTCCTGTCCATTCAAGCAAAAGCTCTCCGGCACCTAACCCTTTTACACTTATAAGATTACCATATGTACACGGATATCCGTTATTATATACTTGATAAAGCCTTATACCATCTGAAGGCATTGTAGTTCCAGAAATTGCTGTTTTATTTCCTTGAGAAGTGAGTCCAATAACAGTTGCATTCAAAGTAACATTACTTGAACCATTTAAACTTACATAACCTGATAAATAATTACCTAAAGAAATAGTTCTAGATGTACCCCATTTTGCAGTAGTAATATCAGTAGTCCCATCAAAACTTGTACCATTTATTTGTCTAGGTGTCTGTAATTTAGTTGCGGATGCTACGTTGCCGTTTATTATTGTATCATAATCAGCATATCTTTTAATAGATGTATTTACACTACCAGCAGTTCTTTCTGTATTCATCTGTGCTAGATATATCATTTTACTATCTTGATATGTAGGCAGAAACAATAACGCTTGCTGTTGCCATGCTACATTCAGATTACCATTTCTTATAGATAATGCTGAGTATCGCATTCTTGTAACACTTATTGAATCTGTTAGTTTTAATGTTGAATCATTAGACCAAGTCCATCCGTTCACACTAAATATATTTCCTGCACGCTGAGTAGCTGAATTAGATTTAACCCAATCTTCAACCAAAGTATTTGTAGTAAAACTAACATCATTTCTTTGAGAAAATGAACTTTCATGATAACCATCTAACATATCTGCATCCAATCCACTTCCACTACCATCTACTGTTTTCAATGTAGATAACACATCAGATGCAGTAATACTATATCCTGCTAATGTTGTAGGTTTTCCATCTATATTAGCCCATTTAACTGAACCAGCTTCTCCACCACCAGCGTTCATCACTTTTAGTACACCATTTTCTTTTTTGATAGAAGTACCATCTACTACAACCCCATCCATAATAGTAGAAGAATTTACTTCATTAACTGCAAATTGGGTAATACCTCCAGTTACAGCTAGATTTCCTTCTAATGTGATTACACCTTCGGCAGTTTTATGTAATTGAATTCCATTTACATAGATACTGTCTGTAGCTTTAATATTTGCTCCAGTAAAAGTACCTGTACCTGTTATATCAGTAACAGAAGTAAGAGAACCAGTAACATTAGCAGTACCATCAAAACTCTGTCCCCATAAAGTTCTTGCAGTCTGTAACTTTGTAGCAGAAGCTACATTACTATTTATAGTTGCCGCTAGAGTTGTACCTATATAAACACTTCCTCCGAATTTATTTAGATAAAGGTTTCCTGTTGACCCTGCATAGGGTAAATCAGAATGCCCAACTTGTATATTAGCGTTTCTATCATTAACGATACCCCCTATATTAATACATAATGTATTATTCCAATTCTGTAACTTCAATGAGCACACCATAGGATTATTCCAGGAATTTTCACTATTACTAATATTATCTATCTCTGAAAATTTTATATTACCGGTTCCAGAAGGTGTATTATTAGAATATTGCTTTAAATATCTTTCACCTTGCACTCCATCCAAAGTATCTGCGTCAAGTCCACTTCCTGAACCATCTACAGTCTTAAGTGTGTTAAGTACATCCGAAGCTTGTATACCATAACCAGATAAAGTAGCAGGTTTCTGTGTTATTTCTCCCCAGGCATAGACAGGTTTAATATCGGTAATCCACGAAGGTTTCCCTTCCAGTTCATCCCAGTTCGATGCACCGCCGCCCCCGACTTTCAGCACCCCGTCCTCTTTAGTGATAGTGATTCCGTCAACAGCCACACCGTCCATGATGGTGGCTGCCGTCTGCTCCCCTATAGCGTGTGTCGTAATCCCACCGGTAACGGCTATCGAGCAGTCCAGCGTCAGTACCCCGTTAATGACCTTGAACAGCACACCGGACACCTTCATGCCGTTTGCAAAATCCTTCATGCCGGTGACAGACTGGTCTGTTGAAAGCGTAACGTACTTTTCCAGTTCTTCGGTCAATCCGGTTATCTCGGTGTAGGAGTATTTCGGTTTCTCGGAAGTGATCCAGGAAGGCTTCCCCTCTATATTCTGCCATTTCACAAAGCCGGCTTCACCGCCACCGGTACCACCCACAACAGTCAATACACCATCCACCCATTGCAGTGTCTCCGTGTCTATCGGCAACCCCTTGAAGATGGAATCTACCTTTATTTCCTCTCCGGCAAACATAGTCATACCGGCTGCACCGACAATCGGGAAGTTTGTATATGCATATTTTTTACCGTCTGAATCAATCTTTAAAGACCACAGACCTGAGAGCAGTTCAAAATTTTGGCGTATCTTTTCGAAATTGCGCAACCATTTCATGCGGACGTCCTTACCGGTATCGTTCGCACCATTCCATGGAGTTATCTCCTCAAAATCAAGTTGAAAACCGTTAGAGTTCTCTTCCTTCTCCAGGTTATCATCCAATACTTCACTCATAGCGTCAACTCCTCTCCATTTAAAGTCAGCAGGAGCAGCTGCCAGCAGCTTTTCTCCTCGTAGGTATCCAGGTCTCTGTATCGCAGCATGTATTCGTTAAAAGCGTTCCGATCCTTCAAGTTGCCAGGTAGCAAAACAGCACGAAGTACGGTCACAATCCCGTGGCTGGTGTCACGGGTGTAACTGTAGCTCATGAACGAAAAAGAAAAAGGTATCTCCTGTTTCGTCAGCCGGTGCATTTCTTTTATAGCGTCATATACTGTCATACAGCGAAGATAGATGTATGCATAAGGAAAGAAAAGGACACAAAAAAGCCGCTTATCTTCGCAGACAGACGGCAATCGGTCAACAAATAACAAACACTCAAAATTGAAACTTAGTGAACCATTTTTTAACAACAAAAAAAACGATGGCAATAACTGGTAATATGAGTAAGTATTTAAATATCCCCAATCCTGTGTCCGGAGGTTCCTTCTCAACCTGCTGCTCAACCTTGTCATCAATCGACCGGTCGGAAGTGGAGTCGGTCACCTGCACATCGCGCACAAGATTGCGGGTCTCCTCCTCCACTCCGGAGTAACTACCGGTCTCCATCACCTCATCCAGCCGGTTGCCGACCACCTGGCCGGTACTGTCCTGGATGGGGACGAATTTATACACACGAAGAAACGTCTTAGATTGCATACGTTTTACGAACTCCTGTAGAGCCAGGCTATCGTCTATCTCTGTATTTGCCGTATTAGACTGCACTATTCTTTCGCTTTTCAACTGGCTTGAGGTGGTTCTACAGGACTGTAGTATCAGCCCAATCAGTACCAATATCACAAATGCTAGGCATACGGCCAACAAGATATTCTCACTTTTAAACAAGCGTCTCATAGGCTATCCGTTTATCCCAAGCACAATCTTGCACCGGTTCAGGTTATCCATCCGTTCCTGCAGCCCGTTGCGTCCACCGTTGATGATCTTCGTTACCTTGACAACATCATCCTTGTCCGCCCAGGTATTCAGGTCACGGGTGTGCCAGAACCATCCGGCCGACATACAGGCCAGTAACGGCGTTTCGACCCGTTCGGGATGCTCCAACAAGTCATATTCGCTATCCAGGAACTCATCGAAAGCCTTGTAATTGTTCCTGCCGGTCAGCTGGATCAGGCCACGTCCCTTGTATTTCTGTCCGTCACCGTCCTTCTCCGGGGTATTACCCAGGCTTTCGGCCAGTTTGCCGGTATCATACGCATCGCCGGATGCCAGCTCACGGACATACCGAAGCGAACCGCTCTCATGTGCCAGTTGCGCGATGAAATGAGCAATCCGGATGGGTGTATTAATCTGGAAATTATCCATCGTTTCAACCAGGAACTTATAATATTTATCGATGTTTGCTTTTGTAGCAAACGGCATCATCTTAATCAGTTGTTCTTTTGTAATTTCCATATTAGTTTATTTTTTAGTGACTTCGATACCGCAAAATTATCTACACATGACCAACGGGAAAAGGACATCAACGGGATGCGTTTGCCTCTATCTTTTCCACCCGCCTGATACCGTCTCTGACCGCCCGTACATCGACCACCAGGTCTTTGCCGGCTAACTTATCCAACGAACCGTTCCCCTCCTGCAGCAACGCCACAATCCGCTGCAGGAACTCGATTATCCGGTTGTCAACCGGGAAGGAAGTTCCTCCAAAGTCTGTACCGTCACCGCTTGTATACCCTCCGCTGTATTTGCCGGCACGTGTGCGAACCTGCTCGAGTATCTGTGTCGTATCAAGCATACGGATGGTACCGTTACGCTGCGCCATGTCGAAGACATCAAGGAACTGCCGGACGTGCGGATTCTCGACGCTCTCATGGTTGGCTACGAACTCATTCTTATGAACCGGTATCACTCCGGCCACATCCTTGGAATCGCCTTTGGCCGTATATCCTTCAACGTAATCCTGCGAATAACCGCCCTCATACAAACCCTTCGCCTCGTCACGCTGCTGCTTGGCCACCGCAATCTGTGCGGCACCGGCAGCTAACGTTGCAGCTGCAGCAGCTGCTCCCAATGCCGGCCCAACAAATGGAATGAGGTTCATGGCTTCATAAGCTCTCATCGCTGCCACAGCGGTAGAAGAGGTAACCTGTAATACGGACAGTGCAAACTGTTTGTCCGCATATTTCTTCTTCACCTCGTTAACGGCAGCTTCCTTCTGTTCCTCCAGTTCGGTTGTATCCTTGCCGGCTTTCTGTGCAGCCTTTATCTTTTTGTCCCAGGCCCTTTCCACTTTGCTGACCTCTGCATCCTCCATCGCCTGCATGAGGTCACTGACAGCAGAAACAGCACTCTGGAAGGTCTGCAACATACCATTCTGAATCTCTTTTCGCTGTTCGGCCTTCTCCTGTTCAATCTCCAGCAGCTTATCCTGGTATTCTTGTTCGGATATCAGACCTCGAGCGTGGAAATCCTCCAAAATGGCCAAACGGCCTTCAATACTCTTTTTAAATTTATCGACCAAATAAGTGTCTTCATCGACGGTCTCCTCACGAGGTTCCGGCGTTTCTTTAATTTCTTTTGTCTTATTCTTGTCGTATACCTGGTTTGACCGATCGATCATCAAGTCCAGAATCTGTCCGTCGATAGCGGAGTAATCCTTTTTGTAATTAGCATAAAGAGCCTTACGCTTACCCAAGTACTCAAGCTGCAACAGATACATTTCTTCCTGATACTCCTCTTCATCCAAAAGTCCAAGTTGTCTCAACTGCTTCAGCTCATTCTGCTCTTCACGCATGGCCTGTTCCATGGTATCGGTCTCTGCCTGGAATTTCTTCTTGATAGCTTCTTCATCCACTTCGGTACCGCCTGTTCCGCCACCCGTTTTAGTTTCGGAAACTTCTGTCTCTGCCGTGATCAGTTTGTTGGTTTGCTCTTCAATGTATTTGTCGATGTCGTTTATCTGCTGCTGTAAGGCTACTTGCTGGTCATACAATTCATTTTCCAAATCCTTCATGGTCT